ATCAAGCAGAAGATCCAGGACAAGGAGGGTATCCCGCCTGACCAGCAGCGCCTCATTTTTGCAGGCAAGCAGCTGGAGGATGGTAAGACACTTGCTGACTACAATATCCAGAAGGAGTCGACACTCCACTTGGTTTTAAGACTTCGCGGTGGTGTGTAAATCACACAATGAAAATCATCTGTTTTTACTGAAATTCAGTTAAAACAGATAAAATAGGAAATTGAAAAAAAATTCAAAAAATTGAACGGCGGCGCCGCCTAACTTTCCAGTATACCAAACTACTACATACAAAATGCAGATTTTCATCAAGACTCTTACGGGTAAGACGATCACGCTGGATGTTGAGCCGAGCGACAGCATTGAGAATGTTAAGCAGAAGGTTCAGGACAAGGAGGGCATCCCGCCTGATCAGCAGCGTCTGATCTTCGCGGGCAAGCAGCTCGAGGATGGTAAGACCCTTGCGGACTACAATATTCAGAAGGAGTCTACACTCCATCTGGTCTTGCGTCTCCGTGGCGGCATGCAGATTTTCGTGAAGACGCTGACGGGTAAGACGATCACGGTAGATGTTGAGCCGAGCGACAGTATCGAGAATGTGAAGCAGAAGATTCAGGACAAGGAGGGCATCCCGCCTGATCAGCAGCGCTTGATCTTCGCGGGCAAGCAGCTCGAGGATGGTAAGACCCTTGCGGACTACAATATTCAGAAGGAGTCGACGCTCCACCTGGTTCTGCGTCTGCGAGGTGGTGTTTGAAGAAACTAAAAAATAAGTAAACCAAAAATAAAATATTTTTACAGATATTCAATTAAGTTCGGATCGACGAGCATTGTAAGAAAGACAAGCAGAAGTAGACTGGCATAAATAGCCGCACGATGAACGAGCGAATTTTTTACCATGTAGGTCATCAATGTTTCAGAAAGTCCCCAGATAGAAACCCACCAGATGATAGTAAAGACACTATAAAATACAACATTTTTCTTTGATACAGCCGGAAGACTAGGAGTATCTACAAACGTATCCATTCTATAGTAGCGCTTGAAAAATTGGCGTGGCTGTCGCCTTAGCATTATGGCAATGAAACAGAAATGGCACAACAATGTTTAGGAAGAAGAACAAACGAGCGTCTCAAATTTGGTGATAGATTACACTTCTTTTACACGGAAACGAGATGTACAAAAACAACAGAAGGCAAACTTTGCAAGAAATGCAACGCGAGTAAAAACTTAAAAGAACATGGAATTGTGTCAGAACAATTGCCTCCTGGAAGTCATATTTATGAATCTACGTGGTACAATCTAAAACGGACTGTCTATGGAAATCCTAGTAGTGAAGACATGGCGAAGGCAAAAAAAGCACAGGATGAAGCGAGGGCAGCAGTTGTAGCATCAATTACGGGACTTACAGTAGAAAAGAAGAGAACATTTAAAGTGGCAGCACCGGTGACAGCACCAGTGCCAGTGCAAGTGCCAGCACCAGCGCTAGCGCAAGTAGCAGTACAAGCACCAGTACCAGCACCAGCACCAGTGCCAGTGCCAGCACAAGTAGCAGTACAATCACCAGTAAAAGCGAAACGTCAACCGAAAAAAGTTGTATCGCAACCTACAGTCCAGCCGCTTGCCACAGAATCAGTTGAGCCTCCACTACAAGGTCTCAATTGTATTACCATAATTGTGCGCAAGATAGAACACAATGGTCGTAAATATTATTTGAATTCAGACAAGGATAAACTCTACACGGTAATGCCAGACGGAGGTGTAGGAAAGTACTGTGGTCGCCTCGACAGAGAAAATGATCGTATTGCAGAATTTCCAGACAGTGATTCAGAGCGTTAATCTAAAAGAAATGTCAAGTATGAGATTAATAGAATAACGAATGTCTCTTCTAGAACTCTATAATATGAAATATCATAAACCTTCCGATATAAATGAACACCTTCCTATTTTACTCGCGTATGGCAAACACTGTAAGCATATAACAGAATGTGGTGTTCGCAATATTACAAGCTCCTATGCGTTTGCAGCAGCTCTAACAGGAACTCCTGAAAACAAACATATTTTAATAGATCCCTATAAATCATCTCAAATGGATTCCTTCGTAGCACTGTGTCATAAAGAAGGTGTAAATGCCCGTTTTATACAAGAAAGCGACGTGAAAGTCCAGAGAGAAAAGACAGATCTTCTTTTTATTGACACGTGGCATGTGTATGGACAACTAAAACGAGAACTTATATACTGGGAGCCATATGTCACGAAGTACATGATTTTACATGATACGACAGTAGACGCTATTCATGGCGAATCTGTCAGGGAGTCTAAATACTACAATATTGATGAGCAAGTAAAGAAAAGTGGTTTTCCACGTGAGGAAATCACAAAGGGATTACAGCCTGCTATCGAGGAGTTTCTTGTAAATAATCCTCAATGGTTTGTTGATATTCGCCTTGTAAATAACAATGGCTTAACTGTCTTGCGTAGATGTGAGAGCCGCCCATGATACAGGAAACTGCTCCTCCAAAAGTTTAGAAACAAGAGTCGCATACTCACGAATTTCCGCCTGGGCTTGTGGATCCAGACGAAGATTACATAGACGAGCATATGCTGACAGTGATGCCGTCTCAATAAACTCCGTGTACATATTCTGCGGAAGAATGGTGCGAGCCAATTCAGGTGCCACCTTTTTTTCCAGCAGCGTATTATACAAATTAATCGCCCCCTTATTCCAGTCGCCGACGAGCTGCGCAATCTCGTCATTACATTCGACAGCGTCTACCTTGGACCCCTGCTTCTTATTTATGTCGCGCTCTCTCCATTCTGCCGCCGCAAAGAGTTCGGGCTCAAAGTCTACATAACGCCGAGACACTTCATTGCGCGCAAAGCCGATCGTGTGCCTAAACCACTCGCGTGCAACAAAAATCGGCATTTTGAGACGGAGACGAATTTGCGGGTGAAAAAAGGGGCTGATATGCCCGTGCTTTGCCAGGTATACAATCAGCTTTTTGTCACGCTCCGTCAGCTCTTTTGACTCATTCGCAAATGACACGCGTGCAGCATTGACGACCGTCAAATCTGTGCCAAAGACCTCAATACATTCTACAAAACCTGTGCCGTCAGCAAGCGAAATCTTGGTCATTCTTTATTTATGTTATTTTATATCCTTAGATCTACTGCGCACCCCCTCCAGTCAACGAGCGCATGGCGCCTGTCATACTCCTCTGAGCTGCATTTGCCATCGGTGAAAGCATTTGACGAGGAGCAACAGGATCATTTTCAATCTCATTTGAGAATCGCGCCTGTCTTTGAGGAGATGTCATTGACCGCATACCACGAGAGGTACCAATATAGGCTGAATGCTGTGTAAGATCTACCGCGTCCTCCTGTGTCATACGACCGCGGCGAACAATGAGTTTCGCCTGATCAAGATCTGCTAGAAGGAATGGAACGATCGGATGAACGATATCTACAATCTTATCCCGAAGAGCATCAATCATTCCTATAGTCACCGTTAACGAGCGAACCGCCTTCAGCATATTGCTAACCTCCATCTTGAGTTCACCTACAGTGAATGCTAGGGGATACGCTTCAAGAGAAACTATCTGGGGAACAAGCGTAGTATCAATTGGATTGAGTGTCATCATGTTTGTTCCAAGAATCTGTACTGCTTCAGCTGAGCCTGCCATATCAAAGAGGATTGTAATTTCGGTCTCGGCATATACATCGCCGACGTTGACAACTGTATCATGACCACTTATCTGCGTGGGATACGAAGTCTTTACAGTATAGGCGGCAGGAAACTTGACCTGTACTCGCTGAGCAGAGACACTCACGAGCCCGCCCAGAATATCACCGAATGTGCTAGCAACGTCCTCAAGATTAGAGACAACATTGTAAGCACCGCCACCCTCTCGCGCAACCTGCATGAGAAGATCTGCATTATGATCAGATCCATAACCGGTTGTGCTGATCGAGACATCGCGGTTATCGGTTAGAATACGCTGAATGATGCTTACAATAGCATCAGGTGTGGATGAGCCGACATTTGCGTGCCCGTCAGTCAGAAGAATAATCCCCTGCTTTCGCCCTGAGTCAACTGCCTCGATAACAGAGCGCGCCTCCAGAAGACCCGCACTCATATTTGTGCTGCCATTGACGTGTAGCATATCAATCTTATACAAGGTCGCATCCAAATTCGCTGCATCAGGGACAACCTTATCGAGGATGAGAGTAGCATCATTATCAAATGTAATCAGTGACAAGCGATCATCTGATGAGAGAAGCGAGAGCATGAAACGAAGCGACTTCTTTACAGATTCGAGCTTGCCATTATCTTCCATGCTTCCGCTGGTATCAACGAGCATGATAATATGAACAGACTGTCTTGTTGTTCGATTGAGACCCTTCAGGAGAATTCCTCCCTTTGATGACGTTTCGTCATTTGAAAGTACGTACGCTGAGATATCCATTGTGTGTGTATAGAAAACTACGCACACAAAAAATCAATTTTTTCATTTTTTTATTTACGAAAGGCTCACAGGCTTGACGTATTTTACAGCCTGAGGGAACCGAGTATGCGCTGAGCTCAGGACGTCTGCCACAGTGGGCAGAAACACTGGCACCGTTGCAGAGCCATACTGAGGCGGCGACGGAAATCCGTTGAACTCGGACGCTGTCACAGATGTATACGCGCCCATATGCGGAAACCAGAGCCAATCTCCAACATGAAGCTCTTCCATCTGTTCTGACGACGCAATCATGTCAAGACTGTCGCATGTTCTACCGAAGAGAGTTCCCTTAACTATCTTGCGTGCCTTCTTGTCATTGACGTCTTCAAGCTTAGGAACGCGAATCCATTTCGGCTTCTGCTGATCGAAAGGAATACATGAGAATTGCCCGTACAAACTCTCATCAATTGTATACCGATACTCACCTGATTTGCCTGACAAGCCAGGCTTCTTTCCGATGACTTGTACGAAGAGATCTACCGCATCGGATGCGAAGAAGCGCCCAGGTTCAGCAATAAATGTCAGCCCCTTGTGCTTTGATGTATAGATACCCTCGCGAATGGCTCTACAGTTCTTCTCGAACGACTCCTCGTCGCCCATAAAGCCGCCTCCAATATCTACAGTGGTGGCGTCATGACCGATCTCCCTCAGAGTATGAACAAAGTCAATGCTGCTCTTAACTGCATGCTTGTATTGCTGAGGATCCTTACATCCTGAGCCAACATGGAATGAGATTCCCTGGATGGAAAATCCCTCTCCGTGTGCGAAGACTGCTAGGTCCTTGACTTCCTTGGGGTCCACGCCAAACTTGTTAGAGAACGGCATCAAGCTCCCAGAATCTTCTACACGAACGCGCATGAGCGCACCACCCTTCCACCCTAAACGCTTGAGCTTATCAATCTCCTCGTATGAATCTACAACGGTTGGAGGCGCTCCAAAGTTATGGGCGCAGGTCACGTCGCGGATAGATTTACAAGGATTTGCGTAGACAACGTTCTTTTGGAAATCAAAGAGTTTACCTCCTTCTGTGGATGCCTTTCCAACTTCCATGAGTTCCCGTTCACTTGCGCAATCAAATCCAGCACCAAGCTTAGCCATGGTCTGTAGAAGATCACGATTCGGGTTACACTTCACGGCATAGAAAGGCTTCACAGTTGGTAACTCTCGGCGCCAGTGATTCCATTTACTATGAACACGACCAGATGAGAAGACGGAAAACGAGCCCAGGCGACTAGCATACAGCGTAACGATCTTAGAAAGATGCTCCAGTGCGATCGGATAATTAATCTATAGAAAAAAAGGCTTAAGCCTTTTTCCACATCAATTTTACGGGTGTCGGAAGTCCAAATAATCCTCCTTGTCCTCTTCTAGAAATGAATGCGCCTACCTCAGTTCCGACCTTTGAAAACCAACGGGCGTCGGGTCAGAACATATTACTACCTTCAATCGCCAAGGGACGGATTCGCAGAACTGTACTCTTAGAAGTCAATAGTCGCGATCGCAATACACGTTCTTACCCGACATCTACCGATTTTCGCTGGAAACTCTTTCGCCCTCTGAAAGATGTTCTTTCGATACAAATTGTGGGTGGCACAGTACCGACGCGATTCTTCAACATAGACAGTGGCTGGAATAAATTCACCTTCAAAGAGGCATCGACGCGGTATACTGTCACATTAACACCTGGTGTCTACACAAATGCACAACTCGTCACTGAAGTACAGAACAAACTCAATGCGATCGCTGCAACTAATACATATGTTGTGTCACAGAGTCCTACAACTGATCAACTTACTATTACAGCAACAGGTGGCGAAGCGTTTGCTCTCTTATTCAGTTCGGGTGACTTTGTTGATCTCTATGATAACAATAATGCGCTAATTATGATAAATTCGCCAGCGAAATTACTGGGTTTTGCTGCTTCAGATTATGTAAACAGCAGTGCTATTATTCTATCGCCCACGGCAGCTGACGCGAATTTTCTTACAAACCGAATGTATTTATACATAAATCAGGAAAATAATCAAGATATAGCAACAATTGAACGTTCAGTAGGCAAGAAGTCACCTTATTCCATTATTTACATGGATCAGACAAGTCCGTATAAAACATTTACACAAGAATCATTTGAGCCGTTTTTCCAGGCAAGTCCAGCCCCTATCGCGCGTCTAACAACACTAACACTTTCATTACGAGATGAATTTGATAGAATCTTGAATTTTAATGGGCGTGATTTTACGTTTCTTTTAGAGATTGTCTATCTAGAATAGGGTAAGATGCATCCGCGTGTCTTAGAAATGCTCAGTGAAGTTAAAAAGAAGGGACGACCCTTATCATCCTTTCAACTTGGAGATGTCATCCATGTCTCAGATAAAATGACGAAGAACTATTCGTATGTATTACACGCAAATCCCGGGCAAGATATGGCGTTTCAGCCTTATGCGGATCCGGATGAAATCCTTTGCGCAGGTGCCTTTGAGGGTAAGTATCTCAATGATTGTATTGAGGAATTCCCAGCAGAATGGTTTCTTAAAGCCATTGCCCTCGGAAAACTAAGCCCGCAAGGAGGAGACGTGTCTCTCAATGCCTTTGAGGAACATTCGCGACTCCCTCTTTCATCATGGCAAAAGTCAGGCTGGGTACCTGGTAAACATATTTCAAAAAAAGATCCAATCTTGAGCGACCCTGATAAGAATCCTGATATACGGGGCTGGTTTCAGTGGTATTGTCGGTATTGGATGGGCAGACGACTCCCCGAGCTCGATGAGGTTCAAATAAAGAGATGGAGAGCCTTTACACGACATGCGGGCGCCATAAAAGCCAACTGTGACCCGCACGACCTATCTTGTCGACCGAGGCAGAGACAGGCTCTTCTTCACTGGGCGTATAATCCTTACATTTAGTGCAGCATAGATATAATTATACAAGATAATTAATAGCAACCATAAACGACCCCTTTCCATTTCTATCATTAAAATTCTCCTCCAGTCGTGTAGAAGTGTCTGTAAGAGTATGATGAAATGAATACGCCTCTCCAAAGGCTGGACTGTAAAGGCACGCAATCTTATGTACAGATTCGATTTGAAGAGCCTTGATAAGCTCGGAAACAACCCAGTCCTTTGAAACAAAGTACATACCTGTGATTTCCTTTGTGTTCATTACCAGCATCCTTACTCGTCCAAAACTCAACTCTTCCTCCAGTCGTTGCTTTGCTTCCTCCCTACTTTCTTCTGTAACATGCCGCGTATACGTATTTTCGCTGATGTGAGGCATTTTAAGTACCTTACATCAGTGTAATCGCAGTTTTCAATTTTACAAAGCATTCAGGACAGACCGCCCAATATAGAACAGAACGCCGCCCCAGAGCGAATCCATGATAGCAACTAACGGCTCGTAGTTCCGCAGCGTAGCTAAATTTGTGAAGTCGTAGACAGCATAGGTCGCTAAACCTAAGCCGAACGCCTCCGAAGGTTCCTTCGTCTGTAAAAGCAGGTAGGCGAGCGCCACGTAGACGACAACCGCAGCCCACCAGACGAGTTGAATAGAAGACCCCTGTATTTTCCTAAACATTTTACCAGTGAGTTCTTGAGTCATATATAACCAGGGAATATCAATGGCTAAAATCAATAGACCAGTGAATAGAAGCGACAATGGACCAAGCTTCATGTTCATCTTATGGAAACACAGAAATTTAGGGACAACTTCTATTTTTTACCATACGGGTGAGCAATATTATCTGACGATAAGACATACCTTCGCGGTTTGTTCTGATTCATTAAGCAATTTTTCTAAATAGAATGTCTGAGGTCATCCACCTTGAGGGCTTTGAAAGCTCTATTCGAGGAAAAAAGGTATGGATCGTTGGAGACGACTCGTTGGCTCTTCGTCGCTTGAATCTTTCTGTAACTGAAAATCTGGGAAGAGGACGTACGGTCTGTATAATTGATTCTCATCACGCCTTACCGAAATCGTTTCAGAAATTTTCTTGGGATGCAATATTCAAACTCAAGGACCAACAAGATTTACGTCTTGCCCTGACATATATTACAAATGCCACGAAGCCAATTCATGTTGTCTGGATAGGCGATGAAATTTCTCAGCAAATCTTTCAGAAGTTAAGTGATACGACTACCACGGTCATCGCTGTTGGATCAAGGTCTCATGTACCAGTACAACCTTGGAATGTCATTTTTTTTCCACATGATATGAATTCACAGCAGATTGAGGAAATGTTATTATCGCGCGTTGGACAGAATAAACTCAGATCAATGAATTTGCGAAGTATTTTACCAGAATTAAAAACAGCAAAAGCATCTCTCGTTTGGTCAACCATTGACGAAACGGAAAGGGCAGGTTCACTGTATTGGTTTGATACGATGGACGGACAACCGCCAGAGGAATTATGGAATCCTATGGAAACATCTACATTTTTACATGATTTAGCGGATCGTATTGCGTCTGCGAAATGATTGTCGCATCAATTACTTATGCACAATTACTTGCGCATCAACTTGAACGTTCCCTTCTTCGGCTTGAATCCCTTCGCGAACAGCTTCTTGATCGCCTTCAAGCCCGCCGCGTGCTTCTTCTTGCTAACAATACGCCCCTTCTTGGTCTTCATGAGGTCGCCCTTTGTCAGTCCACCGGAAGTGTGCTTAGCCGTTCCGTGCCAAACCTGGCTCTTGGATCCCGTAGTTACCATCGCGCCACCCATCATATTATTCTTACGATTCTTGCGAGTACAGACCATTTTACTTATAGTAAAACTAGAGAAAATAAATTAGTACATGGAAAGTCTGGGCGTCTCGCCATTATCAATCCGATCCATCAAATCCTTCATTTTACCCGAGTCATAGACTCCAGCAAAATGAACGAGAAAATCGCCATGTTCCCACTTGGGTTCCTCGTCGAAGCCCATCAGATACGCATTAAAACGCTTGTGTTGATCGGTTATTTGGATTAACTCCTTGACTTCATCATCTGAATTCATCAACTTATCAATACCAGCATTCTCCCACCAGATATGATAAATGACATCAGTCTGCTCATAGACACGTCGCCAGAAATTCCGAATCCATGCTGTGTTTCTCATGACAATATTTCCAGCATTTACATGACCACATGCATCAAATGTCATCAACATTTGCTTATCGCTTTTGAAAATGGATAACACGTGATCCTCGAACTTAATCGACTTATTTGTGATATAGACATCGGCATCACTTAACCACACAATCTCGTTATCTGGCATCTTCTCCAAATGATGAAGGAGGAAAGGTACCTTTGACCATGAGATAGGACGGTCGCGATCCCAGAAAGTCTCATCACCCTGGATATAGGTGTATCCATGCGCTTTGGCATAGTCTACTTTCGACTTGAGAGCCTTTTCCAAGTTCCGACAATAATCCTTCCCTAGCGCAAGTGTCAGTATGGTAAGAGCCATTAATTTATTACAATCAAGAGTCTTTAAAACCTCAAACAAAAAATTGAATTTTCCGGCACCCATAAAACCAAATAGCTACACAATGTTTGAATATCATTACAATGACAATGGAGATCTTATGTGTCCCCACTGCGACAAGGTCGTTCCCAAAAAGGAGAACGCAGATGGTACATTTACTGCTCGTCAGAGCACAATGCACTATCACATGAAGACACACGAAGGACCGTTTACTTGTCGCCATTGTAATAAGGAATATACCCATGAATTTAATTTGAAGCAGCATATGATAGATCAGCATCCGACGAAGGCTCAGGAACAGGAAGAACGTGAAGTATTTACATGTCCTGTAAATGGATGTGGTCACGAGTCCAAGACGAAAGGAAATAGGATTCCTCACTTCTTGCGAAATCATTGTGGAGATACAATTCAGAAGAATGAACTTACTGTAAAAGACTCAAAGGAGTCAAGTTGTAAGTTGTGTTCAATTAAGTTTAAGAATAGGGCTTCGTTTATTTATCATTTGGCGCATTGCCTTGTAGAAAAGAATCAGGCACCTCATGAGTTGCTGCGTACTATTTTGTAATATCTTGGATTGAGTTTACACTTAGCACTAGATTGTACAAGTGATAGCCGAGCGCAGCGAATCCAGACATTGCTAAGAGTTCATAAGCAGGTCTCGGGGTGTTTTTTTCGTTGGCTCCCACGTAAATCAGAAGCGGTGCAACTAGGAAGACGTGAATTAAATTAATCCAGAGACTGGGAGACTGGACCTGAATACGAACCCATGCTTTGTAGCCGTGATAGACCAGAATAAAAACGCCGAGAACAAGGGTTACCGTATAGATCCAATACGGAACATTTCCGCGATTCAAGGCAATGTAGAGTAAAAAGGGAACAACTACAAAAATATGAAAGAGTGAGAGTATAATATGGGGGTCCATTACTATGTAGTACTTATAAAAATTGACACAAAATACCTAAAATCTATATATAGAAATGGTCTGTTTCACAATCCGTGTAATTTATCCCCTACAGCATAGTGTAAGTGTGAATAGACAAAATGATCGATACTTGAATCATCTAGTTAAACATTATTCAAATACATCACTCTATGACTGTGTAAGTGGAAAGAAGAGAGAGTGGTGGTACGAAGTTATCATCTGTGATGATGACATCTCAGATTTTCTTGATACCCTGCCGAGTCCATTTTACCTGGAGTCGATTGATTACAAATACAGTTCGCGTCGTCTTTACACGAATAGGCGAATCTCTACAGAGTCACAGATCTATCCTCGGTCGCCCTATGAAAATCATATTTACTGGAAGGCTGTTTACACAGAACATAACATGCTATTGGTGAAACCGCAAATAAAAATTGATCCGCGCTGGGTATATTAATAACATAAAATACTGGTAATGTCTGATATAATATCATTTGACTGTCAGCCCCAATCCTCACAAAAGCAGATTATATCAGTATATAATGAACTTTTGTGTAATGATAATAAACTCAACCGCAGACCTGCATATCAAAGAAATCTTGTATGGGATGATGATCAGAAAAGTTGTCTAATCGATACAATTATGACAAATTGCCCTATGCCTATATTCCTTCTTTATATGTATGATCAG